GATGTTGGGTTTGCCGTGTTGAATGGCCCCTTCTCTGTCTCCGTTGCGTTCGGGTAGTTGCGCACCTTGAACTTTAAGTCTACATCGCCCTGCGTTTTTTCATCAGGTATGACGTTGGTGACTTTCATCAGACGCTCACCAGTGCCAATGGCAATTGGGCCTGTCTCTGCGTATGGCGTTCCACCATCATAATCAAAGCCAACTTCATGCTCATACACAACGCCATCTGATTTAACCAAGAACGGCAAGCGGAACACGCCGCGATCCACACCCGCAGTGCGATCCATGTCGCCAGTTGACCAGATGTTCTCAACATAGTCATATGCAACGTACTTGTCGCACTCATCGCTATCCTGTGACTGATACACCCACCAGACCTCATTCCACTGGCTGTTGACCATCGCCTGCACCTTAGATGCTTGGTCATAGTTTATATTACTAAATACCAGATCAGCGACCTCGCACGGTATTTCGCGCACTTGACCGCCAGAATAGATGAAGAAGCCACGACGACCCATCCAGATCACGCCAGCATCTACAGATGCATATGCACCCGCTGAAATCAATCCACACGCCGTACCTACACGCTCAAAACCGTATACAAAGGGTGGGCCTTGGTATGTCATTGTATGCGCGTCTTGGTCTGTAAGGATCAAAGACTGACCGCGTGTGCGTACACCCGCTAGGATCGTGCCGTTGGTTTGCAGTTCAATGTCACCAGCTTGGTTTGTCGCCGCCGCTGTCCATGTGTTGTAATCTTCCTGATCAGACCATGCCACACGCTTAGAAGATGACTGAGACACGCTGTAATCCGCTGCAAGAGCCACCAAGAAGCGTTCCTCTGTTACGAATGTCGCTGTGCAGCCCGTAGGCGCACCTGTGACCGCCGTGAGATCGTTAGACGTATTCAAGTCCCATGAGTAGATAACGCCATCGTCAGAAGAACATGCGATTAGCTCCTCACCCCAGTTATCTAGTGACCATGTAGTTGCGCGTAGAATAGAACCTAAGTCTGGACGCGCTACACCCCAACCAAACAAGCCCCAGCCACCTGAACCCCAGCCAGTGTTGACCGTTGCATCTACGCGGCCCGTTGTAAGTCCACTAGGTGTAATGTCTGCCGTAATAGAGCTTTCCAGCATGGCTGTTACAGTATCATGCGATCCGAATGCAGCGAAACGCTCACCGTCATTGTCTACCCAAGTGTGAACACCGCGAACAACACCGCCAGCATCTACTGGGCTATTGTCGGACTGTGCGCGTGGCCTCCAACCGCCAATCGGACGCAAAGCATCCTCATGCCAACGCACTAAGTTTACGTCACGCCAGCGACCCTGAGATTGATACTCTGTGCCGTTTGCGTACTGCCCCTTGGGGATGTTTAGCGGGACTAAAGGCATGGCGCGTCCTTATGGTTTAGTGGGCCAATCGTCGTCGTTCAGGTGAGGCCAGTTGGCGTGGCTTGTGATGTCACGCAGTGCTTGGCGGTATGTTGTCATTTCCGCAGACATTGTTACGTCAGACAGAGCATGCCAATCTGTTTCAGCAATAAGACTGTCACGGTGAGTGCGGTTACTTTTTGCTGCTGCATCATCTAAGTTTTGTTGATACGCAGCCTCTTGTTCAGCTTTTGTGCCTAGTTCTGTATCATCTGAGAACATGTCAACGATCTGCCATGCTTGCACCCAGTTGCTGTTGGCATCTTGCACAACACCATTGCGGCTTACGGTCTGATACTGACCAATGCCAGATGTTGGCTTTGGTGCAGCAAGCACAGGGTCTACGTTTAATGCATCAAAAGTGAAGCTATTCCACACCTTGGGCATGGACATGTTGGGGTTTTCTTTGCGTAGCTGGCCCTGAGATTTTATCTCACCAGTTGTGCGATCACGATATTCAGCCATTAGTTGATGTTCCTTTCTGACCTTGATTATATTGCTGCGATTGCATAGAAAATATATTCAGCATTGTTGACGTTTGCGTTATATGAGCTTTCTTGATTAATCACAAAACCGCTGTTAGCAGGGTCTATGATGTCAACGCTGCTGCCAGTGTCGCCTCCTGCATTTACCCGCCAGCCCAATTCATTACCTGCGACAATACCATATTCAGAATTAAACTCTAACCAATCTCCAGTGGAAGTAGTAGTTGTGCGTTTTACAAGGACATAACTAGCACCCGCACTGAAACCACAGTCTATTGTTTGGCTTGTACCGTTTCCTGTGTAGCTCCCTACTTTAGAAACACCACTTACTGAAGCAAACAGCATCGCTGTATAATTTTGGCTAGAATTAAAGTTAAAGCTGCTTCCCACTGTAAACTGCGTTTCTGTAGGAGCAGTATTACCAAACGCAAGACTGTTTGTAAAAGCACCACTATTGGTGTTTAGAGAAAGTGCTTTTGTAGCACCTACATCTTTATGGTAAACACCCCATCCATCTGTATCATTTCTATTTTTAAGCCACATCATTTCAGGAACAACACCTAAATTGTGATCCTTTGTTGCTGTGCCACCACTTCCTTTGTACTCAACAACATCAAAATATCCCTGCGCCCTAGTCCACATTGCTGCAAGGTAAGTATAAGAAGGGCTATTTACTTGGCTGCTGTTTCCTATGTAGAAACCATTGTTATCATCAAAACTCTGAAATCTTGTGTTAGAATTTATTTCGCCGTTAAAGTCATCCCTTACAACGTATGGATACCCTCTCAATCTTGTAGCTAAACGAGAACTTCCAGCGCCAAAGGTAATAAATGCCATGTCAGTGACGCCAGTTCCACTACTTGTGATTAGTCTTCCTGCCGTGCTGTTACCTGTGTATTGATTAAGACCAAACACTTCACTTGCACTTTCAGGAGTTGCCATTTGACCACGGCGTATGGCTATGTACATATATGTAGAACCTGATTGATTTGTGTCAGTGTTAGTTCCATTAACTGTAAAACCAGACGCATTAGGAATAATTTCTTTACCAGTAAACAAATACTCTTGATCGGATGTGTTTGGATACAGGGTACGATCTCCTCCTTGATTCATGCCTCTCATGATGTCATGGAGAACCCAATTAGCGGAAGACCTTGATTTAACTAAAACCCATTGCGCCTCAAATCCCAAGTCAACCTGAAGACCTGCACTTCCTGTACCAGAATAACTCCCACACTTGATAATGTCCTGATCCCCTGTAGGGCCGAACCCACCGTCACCGTCATTGTGGGCAAATAGATAAGCTATATAGGTGTATCCATTTGTATTGGTGGTAACGTTAGTGCCTACTGTAAACTCTGTAGATGTAGGTGCTGTATCGTTCCAATATGCAGCACTGTCTGAAACTGTGTTGTCAAAATTTAAAAAAAAGTATTTGTCTTCAGGGGCAGTAGCATCTGCGCCCCTATGATAACAAGCCCAATTACCGCCTGCATCTGTACGCTTTACAAAAATTGCACCAGGGGTGGAGCCAAGATTATGACTAACTGTACGACCAGCAACGCCATCCCCAGTATATTCCACTATATCAAAGAACTTAGGGGCTTTGCGGAATGTCCAAGCAACAAGGTCATCTGCTGCATCATTAACCTCATCTTGAGTACCAACAGAATGTCCATCAGAATTAAAAGAGGTAACCATACTATACGCTGTATCATTACCTAGACCGCTGTTAGTTTTTAATACTATATTTACACCTCTTTCAGTATCAACTAAAACGTGATCTTTTGTGTTAGTTCTTTTCTTAGTCCAAACCAAACCACCTTCGCCAGCAAGGTCAATATTCGTTACTATGTTTTGTGACGTACTGTTACCATGATACACATAAGTGCTGAACACATCCTCAACATTCAGGCCACCACCACCCGCTGCACTTGCCGCCGCTAATTTCTTCCATCCTGACATTATGCAGAACTCCCAATCCAAACACCGTAAAGCGTTGTGCTAATCTTGAATAAAACAACTGTATCCGCTGCGGTCAGCGTAGGCGCACTGTTGCCGCTGCCAGTTATCCAAGTAATTGGAGGCCATGTGATGTTGTAAGATGACGCGCTTGTGAGATGCAGCGACATGCTTTCACCCGCTGACAGGCTATCTGTGAATGATGTGTTGGCGCTGATTGTCTTTGTCTGCACCGTGCCGTTGTTTGGATCAAGCGCAGTTCCTGTTAAAGCGTAGACAGTCTCAACAACAGCATTAGAAAACTTAACATCGCCGTTTGCATCCGCAGTGACCGCCTTGCTGGCCTCAGATGTGCCAAGCGTTGTGATGTCGTTGTAGTTAAGCTCTGCTGTCGTCGCTGTAACGCCATCTAAGATATTAAGCTCCGCAGTCGTTACGGTAGCGCCATCCAAAATGTTCAATTCCGCCGCAGAAGCCGTAATGCCAAGAGTAGTAAGCGTTGTTTCGTCAATGATTGCTTTGACCGCTGCCGCAGCCCCCGCGCCATCTCAGTAAATAACGCCTGTCGCGCCATTAGAGATTGAAACGTTAGCACCTGTGCCTTGCGTAAATGTAACGTCATATCCGCTGTTATTGTCTACAAGGTAGAACTTTGCGGCATCATTCGGGCTTACAGTAATTGTGCAATCCTCTGTGGCACCCGAAAGCACCAAGACGCGGTACTGACCGTCATCTAGGCTGTCACCTGTTGTCCCGTCAGTTGTGCTAAGTGTATGGGCTGCACCAGAGCTAGACAGATCAATCGTGCCAACGCCGCTTGTCGCGCGATCTACGATGTCAAAGTTGCGGTTGGTAATCTGACCCCATGTGTCCGTCTTTTCACCGTCTGCGATCTTCTCAATCGCAATGTTTGTTGTCCAAGTGCTTGCCATGTCAAATCCTTTGCTTGCTTGGCATCATACTCATTTTATGCTGCCGCGTCTACGGATAGCACACCATACCATGTTGTCCCGCCATCTCTTGTCCAGAAAACGTAAATGTCAGTTTCACCACTTGCGGGTGCATCAGGTGCAGTACCGCCAGCCCAATCTACTGAAGTAGGCCATGTAACTGTGCCGCCGTTACCTGTTAGTTCCAAGACAAACCCAGTAGACCATGCGTTAGTCACACTGTTAAATGTAAACGTAGTATTGCCTGTCATCGTTAAGCTGAATGCTTGGGCAGTGTCACAGTTTACCGTGACAGATGTGCCTGATAGTGCGTCATAGTCCTCGTAGTATACGTTATAATTATATAAACCACTTGACCAAATCTCTAATGTCTCACTTCCACCAGCATAAAAATTAATGTGGTTGGTTCCAAAGTTAATGCGAGTATCAGTGTCACCTTCATGGTAAATATTGGATGCAACATAGATATTATCTACAGCATTAAGATCGCCTTGGATGTTGGCACCAGTGCTGGTTGTATTAAATTTCTGCGCACCATTGTGGTACATATATGTACCAGCACCATGCACCCCATAAAACATCCAATAATCATTTACATCATCATAAATACCAGTAGTATTAGCATTGTCGTGCATAAACACAGCACGACCGCCAATGCTGTAGCCCTCGTAACCACCATGCGCACCGCCATCAATTTGGATAGAGCCAAAGGTACCAGAGACAGGCTGGAAGTAGCCGTTGCCTGTGTCGCCTAGACGTACACCTGTGGTGTTGACAATTATTCTATCCGTGCCGCCTGTTCTTATATTAACACCATCCACGTCAAAATCTATATAAGTGTCGGTGTCACCTTCGTGGTATATTGTACTTGCAAGGTATATATTATCTACAGCATTAAGGTTGCCGTTGATGTTGACACTTGCAAAAGATGCAGCACCTGCACCTGTTAAACTCCAACTATCTCCTGAAAGGTTATTTCCACGGAAGTATTGAGGATTGCCAGATGTGTTTCCATGATATGTCTGGGCTGCGTAATTATAAAATACAGGTACAGAAGTCTGAAAGTACATCTGACCATTAGCAAAAGCTGTTCTACCGTTACTGTCAGAATAGAAATACCCGTCATTACCATCACCTGCTCTCAGGTATGTTGCAGTTAAATATCTAACATCGTAAATGTCGTTTTGGTTTAGGTCTACACCAGTATCAATAGTTGTCGTGGTGCCACGGATGTAGTTAGTGCTGGTATCACTATAGTTAAAATGTGTTTGAGAAGTATTGCCATTTGTTATTTGTAACTCTTGATCTACAATGACTTTACCTGTGAAGGTAGTGCCTGATTTCATTGCGAATGCACTAGCATGGCTTCCATCCAAAGTATCAGCATCTAGGCCACTGCCAGAGCCGTCATTACCTGCGTGCCAGACTGTGTTGCCCTCCACTTGAAGATTAGCAGTGCCTGACACTCTCTCAAAGTTTATATTGCTGCCAAGTGCGGTGACATTTATATAATTTGAACCATCGTACCAAGCATGCTTAAACTCTTGTGATGTCCCGCTTGTATTGACGCCATACCAGTGTAGACGGCTTTCCCCGCCATCATCTCTAGCGTCCGCTCTCTGGTGCGCACTATCTGCAGAAGAAACCCTCCAAGCCGCCGCACCGTAAAACATCATCCCAATTCCAGTAGCAGATGAGGTTATTGTCCCACTGAAAGCGTCAGTGTCATCACTACGCAAGAAACTGCTTGCCTCAATACCATCAACGGTGTCGGCGTCTAACCCACTGCCAGAGCCGTCATTGCCAGCGTGCCATGCTGTGTTTCCACCGATGGTAGGCCATTGATCAGGGTAAACGGTTATTGCGTAAACAGCATCATTACCACCACCCCTAATATGAACATCATTACCGTCTTTTGCAGAAACATATGTATTACCATCGCTTGTGCCGCTAATGATCATGTAGTCCGAAGTGCCTGACATATAGGACGTTTTCATGCCCACAAATGATGTGCTTGTAGAATATGCGTCATCCCCAATGATGAGATTTCCACCGTCAGCTTTTAGGTTTTCACTAACGGTTAAGTCACCAGTTACGTCAATACCTGTGGAGGTGGTGGCGAGTTTGGCGTTTCCATTGTTGTACAACGTTACTGCGCCACCGTTCACAGCATAAATCATATCAGTGTTACCACTGGCAGATTTAACGCTAAACTGGCCTGCTAATATTCTTAGATCACCTGTGCCTTGATCACTGATATAACTATTAGACCCATCGTGATAAATCTGTAGGTCAGACCCTGCGCCAAAAATGGCTTTGTCGTTGTCGCCAAACGTGATGTTTCCAGAAAGGCTCAACGATGTCAGCGCAGTCGTACCCTTCAACAAGCTCTCAAGCGTGTCAAAGTTGCCATTCAGGTAACCACCCCAAACGTCCTCATCATCGCCAACTGTCGGTTTTGCAAAGCTATATGTCGTTGTATATGCAACCATTTCTAAATCCTCATGCCGCTCTCGTTGGCAACTCTGTCCAAGTTACGCTGTCGTCAGATAGTGGTGTCCAACTGTCAATAGGATCAGCTTGCTCTGTCCAAGTATCCGTAACATCTGCATCTTCTTCCCACTTTAACCGCGCGTTTGCACTTACAGATGATAGCATAGAAAGTGAGCTAGATGTAGACTGTACCCTAATACCAACTACGCTCACAGATAAGTCGGGCGCGATCAGCGATGAAGCATTCGCAGTGATTGCAACTGTTGGCGTAAATGTAGCCGTTGTTTCTACCGTTGCATCTGTTTCCCGAACCCTTTGAACTGCATCCGTAATACTAAGTGCTGGACTTACAGTTACGCTGCTTGTCGCAACACGCACCACATCCGCAGAAACTGTGAGGTTTGGAGACACGATGACAACGGCACTCGCAGTCTTAAACCCAAGAGTATCAATGCTTGACGCTGCTGTAACAACCGCCGCATCTTCCCGCACACGCTCTGTTGTAGAGCTTACACTTGAAGCCGCTGAAGCAACACCGCTAACGTTACGGGCGCGTTCTACAGAGGCAGAAAGCTCACCAGAACAATCCTCACTGACAGCGCCTTGATGTATGCGCTCTGCGCCACAACTAGACCCGCTAGACGCTGATAAAGCTGCCGCCGCACTTCTTATTGCTCCAACTGATGTTGAAACTGTAAGCTGCGGGAATACAACTGTAGATGCGCCTGCGGTGCGGAAGCCAAAAGTATCAACAGAAGATGTAGCACTAATGGCAGAACCAGATGTGCGATCTCTTTCATACGCTACCGCAACAGAGGCAGTTGAAGCGACTGATGCCGACCCTATAACAGTTATACGCGCAGATGCTGATGCAGAGCTAGTGACGCTTGCTGTAGCAGAAGCATCCTGAACTATGCCATCATAGCCATAGAGACTGCGCCCGTATAAACTGGAGCCGTAACCAGCCATTCAATTAATCCAGTGTTATATCTAAATCTCCACTAGGAACACGGAATACGTCACCAGTTTCAATCGTTTTGCTTGTCGTTAGCGCAGCGTGTGCCAACAAGTTACCAGCAGATGATGCATCAAATACGCCAATGTGCGTTACCGTGCCGTAGTTCGCAGTCGCTGTTGGGTATTCAATCGCAGCATTGTTAGACGCTGTATTGCCACTTACAGTGAATGTCACAGACTGACGTGCATATGCACCGCCAGATACTTCTGTGCCGCCGCCTGTATCAGATGGTGCAGCCGTAAACAGTGCCAAGTACCACGCAGTTGGACGCGTACCGCCAGAACCAGTAAATGCCCATTCTAGCACCTCTGTTTCCAAGTAGTTTGAAAAACTCATGTTGATCTCCTAGATATATCTGATCTCGTTATACACTATTTTGCAGCGTTTAGTAAGTGTTGACCTGTATTCTCATGCCGCTACTTGATTGGCTTGTTTTCAGGCTTACACGGTTGATGTCTGCAACTGCTTTTGCATAGAGGCTTGACCAGACCGCTACACGCTCATCCTCACCCAGATATGGCGCAGCCTGCATCAGTGATCCGTACAGGTATGCATCTGGGGCATCTGTCAGTAGCCAGTTGGTTGCCTGACTGTCTGATAGCTTGGGAATGTCTTGGTAGTAGATCAGTTCCATCGTGTATGTCTGATCTGGCGTTGGGAATAGCTCAAATGTCTCGCCAATGTGGGCATAGAACTGTGGGCGACCTTGCGTGTTCTGGTTGCTTTCACGCCGTGTCATCATGTCGTTAAGCGTAGTCATTTCCAGCTTAAACGTGTCACCCGTTGTAATGCTAAACCGCACTGTTTCCAACCAATCGGCAGGCACAGCGCTGTACTGGCTGTCCAATGCACCTGATGAGCGCTCAATCATCTTGTAGTGACGTATCTCGCGTTCCATCTGCTTTTCCGCTATGGTGATGAAATCAGGTATGACTGACGTGAGATCATCCCGATCCAACCAGTTCGCTACCGCTGTTTTTAGCTCTGAGTATGTTGTTATAGCCATTACTGTAACAATCCTGTTCTATAGAGATATTCCTCTATCTTGTTTGCCTGCTTTTCTGACAGACTTTGTGATAATAATCCACCCAACGCAGAAGCATTTGCAGACATTATACTCTCATCGTAAGGGTCTTGAAACTTTGCAAATCTACTACGCAAAACTTCTGGATCACCTGCTGTTCTGCCTGTAAGCATGATATGACTAATACTTCCGCGATCTTCTACGGAATTAACATAAGGAACATTTGTGAAGCCTGCGTCTGTTAAGTCGTTGCGAAACCGCTCTGCTGCTACATCTAAATCTTTTATGTTATTATTATCAGCGTAAGTGTTCATTACATCAAGAAGCTCACTTTCTTGAAAGGGTTGACCTTCATCATTTGTAAATGGACGATCTAAACGCGCTTTTAAAGGTAGCGTCATTCCTGTAGAACTCTGAGTTAAATTTAAGTAATCTTTTACCATTTCTGGATTTTTAGCATAAAAGGCATGATAGCGATCCTCTGCCGCTTTTGCTGTACCTACATGTGGGCCTAGCCTGTCCAAACGACTAAATGATTTAGAGCTATCAAAAACATCGCCCTCCATTTTGTTTGTGTTCATGTAGTGGTAAACATCTTCTGAAAACAAGTTGCGAACTTCTGGCTTTGGTTTTACTTCCTTACCGCCAAACATCCCAAAAAACCCAACAGTTTTAGATGCATTTGCCGCTGCAGTGTCAGGGAAATAACCAAATTCATTTACATCATCGCCAGCCCAATAAATATCTTTTACTTTGACTTTCTGAGAAATTACCTTGCCAGCCTCATCGCCGCTGCGCCCATAGCCGCTTGCTGCGTGAACTTCTGCGTATTTTGGACTTAGAGTAATCCAATCACCTTCATTTATGGTGTTAATATCGTCGCTGTCTGGTACGGCACGATAAATTGTTACCTCTGCATCAGGATCATTACGAACGTTTCTAATGACATCATAGCTTTCTTCATTAGCTATACCGTACTCATCATCTGCAAATGAACGTGGCGGTGCATAAATTCTAGCACCTTGATTACCGTAAAAGTCTTCTGGATAACCTGCTGTCTCGCCTGTGACTGTTTTTGTTAAATCATCCAAGCGAATAGGATTTTCATCTTTTGGGCCTGATGGCTGGTGGCTAATACGATAGGATGTATCTACTGCTTGTTCTTCATTTGGATCATAACCAAACCGATCAATGTTTGCCTGTCGCCTAATTTCTTCTACACTTGGCTTAGAGCGACCTACATTTGAACCTAAAGAACCCGCAGGTTTAGTTGCCAACAGTCCACCCAAACCCATTGCAGAGGCTGCTGTCTCAAAGCCTGCTGCGTTCATATCACTTGCTGGAATGCGACCCTGTGCAGCCAATGCAGGATTTTCTACCCCACGCACAGTGCCTGTCACCATATCTACAACACCTTGCGGTATGGCAAACTCTGCTTCACCAGATTGTAATGCTTCCATCAGGCTCATGCCCTCTGGAACACTTGCAGGCAAAATACTTGTACGGCGACGACCTTCCTGTGGTTCAAGCAATCCAGCCAATCTACCAGACAAACTGTTTTGTGCGTTGTAGCGGCGAATGAGATCATCTATTTGCTCAGGAGAGCGATACTGACGCTCCTCTGTCAGAAAGTCTTGAAATTCTGCTGATGATAAATCTAGCGGGTTCATTACCACTTAACCTTGTTTGCCCAGTATGCCGCACTCATCTTGCCTTTAGAGATATTCTTAGCATGTCTTGCTTTGAATGATTTGGCGCGTTTCGTCATTGTCTTATCGCCTGTCTTACCCTGCTGACCAAAGCGGATCGTCTTAACCTTGTCACCATCCTTTGCCACAACAACGTGTGACTTGGTTTTATGACTAGGTGTACGCTTGGGCTTGTTGTAGCCGCTAACGCCTGCTCTGGCTAATCTAGGGTCTTTCGGCATTACAGTTTCATCGCCTCAATAAATGTCTGCAATTCAAATGGGCCAAGACCTGTTGGATCATAGCCAGCATCGCGCATTTTCTGGCGCATTGCTTCTTCTGATGAGCCTTGGGAAGGTATAGTTAGACCAGTTGTAGCTTGTGCCATTGGTGCGGGTTGTGCCGCTGGCGCTGTTTGATCAAAACCGCCGCCAACTGCATAGGGATTTGTCATCTGTGGGGCCGCTGTAACTTCTAAGCCACCACCCACTGCATACGGGTTTGTCATTGCAGGTGGCGCAGTTACGTCAAAACCACCGCCAACAGCATAAGGGTTTGTTTCTGGACGCAATTGAGGACGTGGGCTTGAATTTCTGCTGGCAGATTTTTCTTGTATTTTTTCGTAGGGTGTACGCTCACCAAACTCTTGACCGCTCAATGCATGCGCCAAGTTAGCCAACATGCTATAACCACCAGCACCTTGATACATCCCCCCAGATGCATAACGTCCACCACGGTCAAACATGTCTTGCATATCACGATAACCTAGAAGCGTAGGAAGCAAACCGCGTGATTGCTCACGGTCAGATGGGCTGCTGTCCGAGCCACCACCAAAGCTAGATAAAAGCCCAGCGCGTTTTGGCTTGCCCTTAAATGCTCTTGATTGACGGTAAGACGCTTCACGCCCTGAGCCTTGTGTGCGCCCTAAAGTTTGTGCTGTGCGCTCATAGTAATCATCGTCGCGGTCTTTAAGGCCAAGACCCATTGATAGATCGTCAAGAATACCCATGACTTACCCCTTTGCTAAACACTTACCAGCCATTGCGCATTTGCTTGGCGTTGGGCAACCAGAACATGGCTTGAACTTTGCAGATGAGCCGTATTTTCCTGTTCTCATTTCTTTTTCTTCTTTGCTGTTTTGGCGGCTGCTTTGAACGCCTTGGCAGTAGGCGCACCTTTAGAGCCGGGCTTACGCATTTTCTCACCCGATCCCGCTGCGATCCGCTTACGCTTCGCATGAATGTTGGAATACAAACCTTTTTTGGGCATGGGCAACTCCTATAATAGCTGCACCTTACCACACTAGGCTATGCCGCGCAAATTCCTTCTGATTGGCTCACCCCAATCGCTTTCCCTGCGATAACCTACCGCAAGATACCTAAACGCATCCGCGCCGTGTGATGTCCAATCGTGTAGCGGTCTACCCCGCCAAGTCTTTAGCTTTTCGTCAAAGTCTCTGCGATATTGTCGCAACGCCTCTATGCCTCTGGTGCAGTTATCAGCATCAAACCAGCACTTAGGGATCATAGTACGCGCAGCCTGTATGCCATCCTCTACCGCTAGTTTCGGCGCAATCTCAATGTTCCGTATGCCCAACGCGTCAAGCGTTTCAAGCCTGCTTTTCCCTGTTCCCAGTTCCTTGACTTGGACATCATGCGGCAGAATGTGTTGCTCGTAGTGGTATTCTTTGTCCAAGAGAACTTTTGCATAGTGATCTAATCCTACTCCGCTGTTTTCGTAATAGTCTATAATCCTGATTTCTTGGCCTACGAACTGAGCAAACCATATTGCTGTACTATCGCCTATACCCAAGTCCCATGCAGTGATGACAGATGCAGCACGATCATATGGCACACGGGTAATGCGACCATCCTCTGTGGCCTCTTTCATTTCTTTTGCATAAAAAGCCCCTTGGATTGCCGCTTCAAAGCTGCACTCAAATTCTTGCTCGTAGCGGTCATCGCCCATTGTACGTCTTGCCTCATCAAGTTCCTCTTGATCCAAGATTGACGTTTCTGATGCTTTGAGCATTGCGGTGAACCAGTTAGGATCGTCTTGTGCTTCATGCCACAGTTCCCAAAACTCGTTCTTTCCTTTTGGCGTTGAGATAAAGGTAGCAGAACCGCGTCTATCTGCCAATGCGGGACGGATAACATTTGACCACGCTGACGCAGGAAAATCTGCCATCTCATCTAGCACCACTGCATCAAAGTACAGCCCACGCATTGCGTTGTAGTTATCAGCACCAAACAATCGGAAACGCGCACCATTCATGAAGTCTATGCGCAATTCACTGTGGTTTACTTTTATCTCTGGAATATCTCTGGTGAACTCCAATGCATAATCCCATGCGACTGCTTTGGCTTGGGAAAGGTATGGAGCAATGTATGCCACCCTTACATTTGGGCGGTCTATCTCAAAGCAGGAACGGATAAGATCGTTGATGGCTGCTACGGTTTTACCAAAGCGTCTGTGTGCTACGATAATCGCAAAGCGTTCTTTCCTGTTGTGGAATGCTCTGATCTGATCGCGTGGTTTGTAGTCTATTTCTTGATCTACTTCTATCACTCGCGCCATTTGAGCCTAACCACATGCTGCACTTCACCCTCTATCTCTGCTTTGACCTGCATGGGTAGCACCTTGCCCATGAGGGACATAAAGGCTGTAGGGTTTTGTTCTGCTTGGAACTGTAGGT